TTGGTTTTCATATAAATGGTACTATCTGACTGCAATATTTCTTTAGTCGCGTTGTCCTCATATGATTGAGCTACCTCGGCTGACGAATAATTACCACCTATTTTGTTGAAAACTCGGATATCAACCACGTTAACAACACCCCCAACATTACCAATATTTTTTGATAAATCCCCAACTAATAGTGGGTCACCCATCTTTCTTTTAGTAATGTCAAAAAAGCCTGTAATTTCAGAAATTACGTTCTTCACGATATCGGTTGAATTTTCGTTCTTATTAACGACTAAATCCACCTCTAACCCCATATCTATTACCTCACCACTTTGAATGTCTAAATAATCATTTAACATCCTATAATTTGCAAGATAATTTATGACGTTATTTTTTAATGTATTGGATACCGTGTCAATTAAGTTCCCAGCCTCATCGTAAGACAATAATTTAATTCGAACTTTATTATCTTCTTCCATTACACTTACTTTCGCGGGCGCTCCGTATGTCGATGGCATTGTCTCTACTAATGATTTGTAATCGTTCAACGTGACCGCTCTGTTTTGTGCTGAAAAGTTATATGCAATCATGTTTCTCATTTCTTCGATGGTCGGGGCATCCGCTCCACCAATTGCTGGTGTAACATTAGTTACCCTCATCGATTGACTTGTTTGGTTGTTTACAGACGTATTTGGGCCGTTTACAACGAAATCATAGGAATCCATGGTTGTGATGACGTTAACCCCTATATTCGTGTCTTTACCCCCTCCAACACGATATTTAACGAACAATGTGGTGTTGGGTTTCGGAATTTCACCTAAAGAGGTGTTATTTAAGAAAGTCGCGAGATTAACTTTCATTGAACTTGTCATATAATCATCCAAATTATCCATTGGGTCGACATTTCCAGATCCAAAAGTTAATGAAAAATAACCCTCTGGAGAGTATTCACTATAAAATTTCTTGGTCACCTGTGTATAATCACCCGCTTTATAAGTGTCGCTATCAGAAGCTGCGGTTGGATCTTCGATGAAAACTTTATCTTCGATCAACGATTTAACCTCGTACCACTTATTTTTTGATGACGTAAACTCGTCGTCAGTTGGATTTGCGTTATAACTTGTTCCGTCTTTGTGGATAATTGATGTTACTCCAAGAATGCTTCGTTCTGGTAGATATAATCGTAAAAATGGTTTTTGGTCAGTAGAAGTAATAACTTTTCGATATATACGAGAAATCCCATTAACAACTGGAGCCCTTTTTGTGATCGTATATGATATAAGTTTGTTATTACTATTAAAATTAGGGACTTTTGTTCTATTTGTTGTACCTGAACTATCAAATGGGCTTGAAAAATCTACATCCTCAAGAATTTCAAAAACTTGTCCACCACCAGACACTTGGGATCCCGCCTTTAATATTCCTTCGTACCTCTCATCTTCTTTGTCACCATAAGCGGGTACATTAATACTAAAATCACATAATGCGGTAGATGGTCGGGCTCCGGGTAATCTAATTCCATACGTTTTTGCGATATGGAATAACGACTTTCTTTCTTGGGCAAAATCTAACATCGTTTCTTGCCATACTCGGTCAATGTGGAAATGTAAGTTATCTGATACGGCCGCGTTTAAGTCCAGTAATACGGAATAAATCGACGCATCATTAAAATTGGACACTAAATCGGGATAATATTGTTTTGTCAACTTAACCAATTCATCCCTTAAACTGGCAAAATCCCTTACTCCGTATGATATCTGTTTTGACATGTTAAATGTTTAATATTATAAAATCTGATGTTGAAAATGCACCATTATTAACCGTGTAATCTATTCGTACTTTAGCCGTATATGGTTTTGATGAGGAATCGCCAACCCTAAATAACCTATTGTCCTGTTCTTCCGAAGGTGACATTGGTTCTTCTGGATCATCTTCTGCACTGACGACACTTATTGAATTAATATCTAAATTCGGTATATACTTTCTTACACCCTCACGAATCTCATCTTCAATCTGACCATACGACACTGAGTCGTTTTGTTCGAAAATGAATTCGTATAACCTAGTCCCAAAATCAGGTAAAAAATAACGACTTCCCTTGCGCGTCAACAACAAATGGATCAAATCAGCACGAACTTCCCTCTCAGGAGTTCCGGTCATCGAAACATAATTCCCAACGGTACTGTCTCTAAATGGATAATCTATGCCGTATGTACTCATATTTCATAAATATTAAGAAATAAAAAAAGCGTGATAAATTAATACCACGCTTTAACGACGCATACGAACTGACCTTATATCTGTTCGTGTTTTTTTAACCAATGTTCTAAATAGGAAAGGTCGTTACTAACGAATCCATCCTGGCAGTCCGCTTGAAAATCTCTAACAAGTCTTGCCAAGTCGTATATAGACAAAAAATAACCCTTTATAATTTTCTCATCGAGAGCATGACCCTCTATTCTTGTTTCTTCACTAATCATATTAAAACGATTTTGATGTGAGACAAATTTCACCCAACGGTAAATGGTCTTCTTTAACCAAATACAATCTTCCTTTTTCAGGAAAATGGGATTCAAGTTCTGCCGCCAATTTTAAGTTGGTGAATGTCGAGGCGACTTTATCTTTTCCTAATAACACCAGGACAGCTTCTGATCGATGCATCTCATAAAAAATTTCTCTCATAGTTTTTCTTTTATTAATTTATAGTTTTATTTATCCACATTTTGAATTACCACAAGATTTACAGGTTAGACACCCCTCAACAAAATGGAGATGTTCACTTCCACACTCAGGGCATGTTCCCGTACCCTTTTCACCATCTTTAATATACCTCTTAACAATTCTCCCGATACCATTTTTCCATGTATTAATATGATCATCGGTAAACGTCATAGAGTCAATTAAGTTATATACGTACACCAAGGGCATCTTGTGTCTAAGTACTCCCGAAATAAACTTTGCGTAGTTCCAATACTCTGGGTTAAACGCATGATTAAGACCTGTGTGGGTGTGTTTTACTCCTTGACTATCTACGTATTCGATATCGTATCTCTTTACCCTCTTACCATCAACTTCCACAATATTTTTTACGACCTCACATTCTTTCAAACTCATTGGGAGGTTACTTAATCCGTTCTCAAATTTTCCCGTGAAAATCTCATAAGGCCGACCGTCTCTGATTCCAACAACACCAATCCATTTTTCCAAGTTATTTTGGAAGTGATGAATATCCGCTTTCAATCTTTTAGGTCTTTTGGGAATATGAATTTCCTTGGGTTCTTCTTTTTTCTTTTCTTCGACCCCAACCAATACACCACTTCTGGATCCGTCACGATATACGGTAATTCCCTTACATCCAGATCTCCAACCTGTCTCATATACCTTAGATACGGTTTCTTCAGTCGTGTCTTTCGGTAAATTAACGGTAACCGAAATGGAATGATCCACATGTTTCTGTACCCGACCCTGCATTTCTACTTTCTTAACCCAATCAACATCAGCGGAGGTCGCCTTATAATATGGTGACTTCTTTATGATCTCCATAAGATCATCGGGTTTCAATTCTTTAATCTCTTCAATATCATATCCATTGATCTCCAACCACATTTCAAATTTATGATGGAAAACCGGGTATTCTTGCCACGATATCCCCTCTTCATCAATAAAATCAACCCTAGAATCTTTTTCCTGTGGGTTAATTTTCCTACGTCTCATATAAAAGGTAAGAAACGCGGGTTCAATCCCTGATGTGGTTTGAGTCATTATACTTGAAGTTCCTGTCGGGGCGATCGTCAATAATGAAATGTTCCTACGACCATATTCGACCATATCTAAGTATAAATTGGGATCTTCTTCCTTAATACGTCGAATAAAGGGGTTATTCGCCTCATTTTTTACGTCGAATATCGGGAAAGCCCCTCTCTCTCGAGCCATCGTGACGCTTGAACGATACGCATTTAATTTTAACATCTTATGTACATTCTCACTAAAATCCGTGGCCTCTTCTGTTCCATAGATCAGACCCAACGCGGCTAACATATCACCTTCACCAGTGACACCCAGACCCGTCCTACGTCCACGGATGGTTTTATCCTTGATACGTTCCCATAGTTCACGTTCCACCCTTTTCAATTTGATATCTTCGGGGTCGGAGTCGATTTTAGCTATGATAGCATCAATTTTTTCGATTTCTAAATCAATAATATCGTCCATATATCTTTGAGCAATCTGAACATCATGTTCGAATAACTCCCAATCAAAATACGCGTCGACAGCCGCTGGATCATTATGAAAAAATGCGTTTTTCACATATCCAAATAAATTAAGTGCTAACAATCTACAACTGTCGTCGGCACATAATGGGATCTCGCCACATGGATTTGTACTAATGGTTTTAAATCCTTGGTCGGCATAACAGTCGGCAACACTTTCGTTAATGATTGTGTCCCAAAAAAGAATTCCGGGCTCTGCCGATTTCCAAGCATTATGAATGATTTTTTTCCATAATTTCTGAGCATCGATTTCATTAACAAACGATGGGTTCTTACTGTCGATTGGAAACTGTTGTTTGTATGGAATTCCTTCTAATGCGAATGTCATGAATTCATCATCCAATTTAACGGAAATATTCGCCCCTGTTACGGTTCCAGAGAGTAATTTTGCATCAATAAATTTCTCAGAATCAGGATGTTTAATTGATATACTCTCCATGAGAGCCCCTCTTCGACCATCCTGAGCGACTTCTTTTGTACTACGAGAAAATCTCTCCATAAATGGTACTACACCTGTACTGGTGATAGCA